AGGGATAGTCCAGATTGCGCAGCGGATTGCCGTGACGCCAGCCGCCAGGGATGGCACCACGATCAGGACCGCCAGGAGGATCATTGCCCAGCGGGCAGGATCGAACGGCGGTCTAGGCGGTTGCGGCGGCGGCAGGGTCGGCGGTGATGATGACATGATATGCATCGCCATCATTGACCGGCTGCCCCTGGCCAGCCCTCCAGCGGATCACCCGCTGTTGCACAGGATGCCCGACCCATTGATCCCACACCAGCAGCCCATCGGCCTGCTGCGCAATCAGGATTGCCGCATGGGACCTGCCGTCAGTGTGGTTCCCGTATTTTCCATCTGGTGTGAAGGTGGCAATGGCCAGCCCTTTCTGCGCGCCGGCAAGGTCCCGCACCAGCGGACCCCGCTGCCACTGTGAGGTGTGCGGCGCGCCGGCTGCCTCACGCACGAACGCCACGCAGTGCCCATCACCCACGGTGCGGAAGATGAACGCAGCGGCGTCCCGCGCTACCCAGCGCACAGGATCGCCTGGGGGCGGGCTGGAGGCGTCCAGGCCCTGTCATGGCTGGGCAGGACCTGGAGGCCCTGTGGCGATGCCCTGGCGACGCCTGGGGTCATGCCGCGTGGTCCCGCTCCAGGCGTTCCCGCTCCACCATCTCCTGGACCAGCCGCAGCCGCGCCCTGGCCACCCGGCGCGCCGTCCAGATGGCTTCCACGGCGGTGCGGTCATTCCTGGCCACGCCGGCCCGCTCCACGGCTGCCAGCAGGTCCAGGAGGTCTGCGCGCCGCATGGCGGGCAGGGTATGCCACCAGCCGGGAACCTGTCCGATGCGACTCATGGTTCAGAATCCGTATGCAACAAGGAAGACGCCATATGCACCCGAGCTGACCTGCCCCGCATTGGTGATCTGATATTGTGCGGCGTTGATCGGGTTGGCACCAAATGCCACGCCCTCTGATGATGCGATAACGCTGCCCACCTGGACCATCACCCCGAGGCAAAGGTTCGGGAACTGGAAAGGCAGATTTCGCACCTGTTGGAAGGTCTGCCCATCGACGGCATCATACCACATCATAATTATGAAGCCGTTGGGCGCGCGATAATAATAATTGTTCGGCCCGACATAAGAGCCGCCGAGAGGCGCGAGCGTGTGGTCATTTAGAATGGTTGCGGCATTCGGATCGCCAGACTGGAACGCGCCATAGCCCGCGCGCAGCCTGCCGCTGTTCGCGGTGATGTTGCCGCTGGCGGTCATGTTGCCGGCATAGTCAATCGACATCGCGGCTGCATTGTTGGCGATGTATTGCAGAAAGCCGGTCGCTACGGTCCAGGAGAAGTAGTATCCGCTTTGAAAATTGATGACGTTGTTCGTCCCGTCGGCGTTCAAGTAGAAAGCCGGCGCGGTCGGGTATGAGGCATAAATTGCAGTTTTGGAGAACAGGGCCGCGCCGCTGTGGATGTCGCCACCAGAAGTGATGTTGCCCGTTGCGCTGATGTTGCCGGCAGCGGTCACGCCGAAATACGAGATAAGACCTGACCCATTCGCACCGAACCATGCAGCAACCGGAGCGCCGTTTACATCAGTCGATCCAAAATAGATCGCGCCGTTCGCGCTGTCCTCCCACATGCCGGCACCAAGGTGGCTGCCGGTTTCGAACATTGTGATTGTTGGCTGGCCGCTGGCAGCCTGACTGATGATCCTGCCGGTATTGGATGTCAGCTTCGGCGTGATCAGCGGGCCGGTCATGGTGTCGCCGGCACGCAGCACAAACATGGACAGATCGACGCCGGTAATGCCGTCAATCATCTTCTGGATGGCTTGCAGGAGTTGCGTGTCATCCTGCTTGTCAGGCACCAGCCCGCCGCCGTTCACCACCACATTGAGAATCTCACCCTGGATGGTGTTCGCCCAGTCGTAATCGACAATGGTTGCCAGCGTTTCCGGTGGGTTGCCCTTCTGGAACCATCCAGGCATGCCGACCGGCTGGGCAACCGGCTTAACGCCAGTGGACCAGGGATTATCAATCTGGTGCATTAGAGGCGTCCCCGTTGGGTCGCGCCGGCATCGGCATTGGCGGCGGCATCATCGTCTGTGCGCGCGTCTGTTCACCGATCTTCTGAATCAGCGGCGCGACAACGCGATAGGGTGCTTCAATCAGCAGACTCAGCAACTGCTGCAATTCCTGGCCGGTCAGGGACAGGTGAACTTGTTCGGGCATTTGATTGTTCATGGCGGGGGACGACTCCTGGTGGATAAACAAAGATGATATCGGTATGCGCCGGCTTGATGCTCTGGAACATGCAGACAATTACCTGCGCGTCAGCGGGATCGGTGCCGGGAGGAAAGGTCACAACCCACCACCAAGCCGCTTCCTCATTCCACAGCCGGTCGCCCACGCGGTTGATATCAGTGCAGAACGGCGCAAGTTCCTCGATGGTGATTGCGATGCCGGCTGCTTCAGCAAGCCGCAGGAAATACGCCACGGATGATCCGCCGCGCGCCGTGAACTTTGCGCAGACCGCAACTTGTCTGGCTTGAATGGTATCGAGCGGCCCTGTGCACGGATCAGGCAGGCCCAGCGTGGCTTCCCACTCGGGCAGCAATTCAAGCGTGCTGCATGGGAACTCATCCACCAGGAGATTATTGGCGCGCAGATGCAGGCGCACCCAGGTCGGCATCAGCGTCAGCAGATACTGCGCTTGCAGCGTTCCCCAGCCGCGATGCCAGACGCGACCACGCGGGAGCAACCGCTGAAACTGCCGCAGATAGTCGAATGCGTTGTAAACTGGGGCGAGCATCAGGGCGGCGTCGGTGCTGTCAGGATGCCCATCACCGGCAACTGGCCGACGCCGGCTTGCACTGGACCTGCCGGCAGGGTCATCACGAAGTGCTGGATGTTGGGCGTGGCCAGGATGGCAAGGTAAAGGTCTGACGGATAGATCAGCCCGCCCACCTCAGATACTGCCAGGAACATGTCATTGAGTGCCGCGATGATGTCAGTCTGAATCTCTGCGGTGTTGGGTGCAAGGTCGATCAGTGTGACATCGACCGGCAACGCAACCGGCGCGGCCACATACACCAGCGCAGTGACCGGCTGCACAGGGCGGATGTGATCCGCAACGGCAAGCTGATCACCTGTTGCGGTCGGGCCGCGCGTCTCGTCAGTGGCACAGCCGTCAGTGCCCTGCGGGAAGCCACCATGGGCTGACTGGACATCATCGAACATTGGACGCACCACGACGGACCCTGGACCGTATCCGCCATACTGCACCCAGGCGCGCGTGCACCCCGGCACTTCCGTCGCCCACTGCTGGTAGTCGGACGTGCTGCCACCCTGCGGCGGGGATCGATACTTCTCCAGCATGCGCGTGCGCAGGTCTGCATCGAGTTCCTGATCCGCGCCGCCTGTGGTGGGTCCCACTGTCACGCCACCTGAATTGATCCCGGCTGGAGGCGCGCCCAGGCTGATCGGCGTGCCATCATCACAGTCAGTGATTGATCCGGTGATGGTGGAGATGATCGGCACAAGGATGTTGCCGGTGGCATCGACCGTGGCATCTTCCGTGGACACGTAAGGCGTTCCGTCCTGGCGCGTCAGCGTTGCGCCTGCCGGCAACGGTGTGCCGGTCTGCCCGGTGAACTGTGCCGCACCGCTGGCTGGCGTTGCATCCTTGCGGAAGATGCCGACCAGCGCGGCCCAGGCTTCCAGGTATTCATCGCGCGCCGTGAATGGCACGCCCATCAGGCTCGTCCAGTCCACATATCCATACACAGAATACGCCAGACCAGCCATCACCCAGGAAAGCACGCGCAGCACCGCATTGCGCAGCAGACCATCAAGCCCAGGCACGCCTGACGTGGTGATGTCCTGGATTGCCTGATTGCGCAGCGCAGTCAGCGTCGGTCTTGCATATGGCATTAAGTCAACCCCACTCGTCGCAGCCGGTAAACCGTTGGCGGCGGCACTGGCATCGGTGATTGCAGGACTGCCAAGCCCTGCCACGCCCAGGCGAAGGCAAAGCGACTCATGGAGCCATCCGGCTTGATGATGGCGATGCCGATCCCTAGCGCATTGGAGCCAGCCACGTTGCCCAGCCAGGAGGTGTTGACCACGACCTGCTTTGCCACGCCATCAGTGACCAGCCATTGCAGCGCATCTGATGCATAGCGGCGCGCAAGGCCCAGCGTGTCACGCGTCTTTTTCGCCCGCTCCAGTTGCCAGAGGTTCGACCCCAGCGGCGCATCATTGTAAGGGTCAGCCCACCAGCCGCGCCGGTCTGATGTTCCATCCGTTGGCACAAAATCAGCCGTGGCCAGCTTGTCAGTGAACAGGGACACGAGGCACGCTGTCTCCAGGTCCTGGCCGGTCTGCAAGTCACCTTCCGCCAGTGCCCAGTCGCCTTCTGCGTTGATATTGTCCCACGCAATGTAGACATCGCCGGCATCA